AATTTATAATAACGGAAGTACTGATTGCCGATAGCACCATAAGCAGAATTAAGAGAGATCTTTTTCGCCATTTGGATGTTGTTACATCTTGCAATTTCCTTCTCCAATGATTTAGTGGGGGTCTTCTCATAAGCCTTCTTCGCTTTAATCATTCTGTTTTTATATATGACACGTTCGTCATAATATTTCTGCATGAGTTCAGGCAGAAATCCTCTTTTATCTCTACGATACATTGCACCATTGGCACATACCGCATTATCTTTATATGGTTCAAAGTTTATCTCTTCTGATAGTATTCTATCAACCGTGGCACTAGGATGTTTTTGATCCAATAGTGTTTCTGGTGAGATATTATATTGCATAATAAGATGTGGATACAGAGAGTTAAGGTCAAAAGATACCACCCAATCATACTTGCCTGGAATAGGTTCTTTTACATAAGCTCCTGCATACTTTTCATCTTTTTTAGATCCTACCTTTTGAGGTATTGCAATATTTCTTTTCTTAAGTTCATTGTATATGATGCAATCCCAAAGTCGAACTTGAAAGAAAATATCTTGATAATTTACTTTTGCATCATAAGCCATAGTCAATGCAAGTTCAATTAACTTAAGTTTATCTTCGAGTCTGTCTACAAGTTTTACGTCAATGATGTTATATTCTACAAACTTCTGCCATCCCTTTGTGTAGAAATCTTTGAACGTATCAAACTCAGAGTGATCTAATTTCTGTTGTCCTAACTCTTGTTGTGCAATATAATCCAAACGGAAACTTTCTTG